CCCAAATGGGGTCGTTCTCGACCTTACGAACCGTCGCCATCTTGTCCATCGAACTGATGTACACCTTCACCGGTTCAACACCTTCATGAGTATTCTTGCTCATTTGACTGCCTCTAACTATATGCGAATGGCCCAACATCCAAATTGGGCGTTGCGTCAATAATACCCTTCTCTTTATGTCCTGTCAAGTCTTGACATGAAAGATTTTGCCTGTATACTCGACGGTATGATCTTGCTAGACATGAACCAAATCACCATTGCCAACTTGATGGCAGAATCCAAGGGCAAGCCAAACATGGATATCGGCCTGATCCGCCATATGGTGGTCAACTCAATTCGGTTGATCAGGCTTCGTTTCTCGCACGAATTTGGTGAGCCTGTTCTATGCTATGACTCCCGTGTACGGGCATGGCGCAAGGAGATCTTCCCACAGTACAAGGCCAACCGAAAGAAGATCAGGGAAGAGTCCGATATCAATTGGGATCAGTTATGGGACATCTTGCGTCAAATTAAAAAGGAGATGAAAGCGACTTTCCCATACAAACTGATGGAGGTAGATTCATGTGAAGGCGATGACATTATTGCAGTCCTTTCAAATAATCTTGAAGGAAAGCATTTGATTGTCTCGTCAGACCATGACTTCTTCCAACTACAGATTGATCCCAATATCAAGCAATGGTGTCCCCGAACGAAAGAATTCATCGTTTGCGAGAACCCGAGAGAAGAACTTGTGCGTCACATCATGAAAGGTGATAGTGGGGATGGTGTTCCCAATTTTCTTTCAGATGATTCCGTGTTTATTGATGGCAAGCGACAAAAGCCTCTTTACGAGAAGAAACTTGTTGATTGGATTCGGGTTCCGCTAAATACATTCTGCACGGATGAGATGATTCGTAACTATGAGCGGAACAAGACCATGATCGATTTCTCTCGCATTCCCGAGCGTATCAAGTCTGCAATCATGCAAGAATACGGTCAACCTATTGTTGGTTCCCGTGCTAAGATCCTGCCGTACATGATGGAAAACAACATGCGGCTTCTCATTGAACACTTACAGGAGTTTTAAACCATGCCAGTGAACTTTACCATTCCAGAGATTCTGATCGAAATCAAGACCAAGGCTAAGAACCCCGAAGACATGATTCGTGGTCTTCAGCAGAACAATATTGGCCCTGCTGCAATCAAAGAATTGCTTAGATATGCATTTGACGGACAGTCTTGGTACCGAAAGACCTTGCCAGACTTTACAGAAGACGGTAGTCCCGATGGTCTATCGCCATCCTCTTTGTGGTCAGAAACAAAGCGTTTTTACATCTTCAAGGAAGAGTACAACCTCTCTCCAAAGCGAAAAGACGAGATTCTGATTCAGATTCTTGAGTCTATCAGCAAGAAAGAGATTGACATGATTCGTTCGATGTTTGATGGATCATTCAAGTACTCATACGGAATCGATAAGGAGATGGTCGAAAAGGCATATCCTAATCTGTTTCGTCCACAGACACTAAGTCGCTGATAGTTTACTCCATGCGTACCTAGCAAGATAGAACGCATCAACAACATCTGAAACAGGACTAGAGCAGTTCTTGATACTAGGGGTCATCTCTTTCATGAGATCGACCCCTGTGTCTTTAATGAACTGTGCATGCATGGCATCTTTGTCGGAATTACCTTTGCCTGTGGCAAATTTCTTTAGGGCTGTTGGTGCAAAGACCTCAAACTGAAATCCCTCTTGCCACAACTTATGTTTCAGAAGGCCACAGTTTTCGGCTATATGAAACACCTTTCCTTTGGCTCCCATGGCATAGTCTTCAATCATGATCTTTGCGTCGGGATCATCAATACATGCCATTGCCCATTCAGATATGTAATCGAATCTCTCTTGTTGCGTGGTATATTCTTTGATTAGATCGCCAACAACTTCCATTTGCCCGACCGTTGTTTGGAACTTATGGAATTTACTATGCTTGTTTACATAGGTCAGATATCTGATGTGCCACTCCACACCGTCGTAAAGTGCAACAGCAGGACAGGTCATCGAGTAATCAATACCATAGGCTCTCAAAACTCTCATATCATTATGTATTGACAATTCAAGATTTGGAGATACAATCTACGCAATGAACATCGAAAGAATCCGTGAAATGGCAGAAACCGACCTGAAAATGGACGGTACAGAACTTGCAGATGAGTCTGTTCGAATTCCTCAACTGCACGGAAAGTATCTCAACCTTTTCCATGATGAGTCTCTTGTGCTTCGAAAGTATGAAGCAGACTACAAAGTTCTTCGTCGGCAAAAGTGGGAGTACTACTCAGGTAAGATGTCCAAAGAAGAACTCGCTGCTTTGGGATGGGAGCAGTTTGATCACCGAATCCTTCGACAAGACATGGATGTATACCTTGAGTCTGATGTTGACCTTCTGAAGATTCAAACAAAGATGGACATGCAGAGACAGAAAGTGGACTACTTAGACTCAATTCTCAAGGGAATCAACAATCGCCAATGGGTGATTCGCAACGCTATTGAGTGGCGTAAGTTCATGTCTGGTGTGACCTAAATACGAATGAATGAATGTGATAGGTGTTCGTCATGTAAACTCTGCGTTTATCCGTGTCCTTGCAGACAACGGAATCGCATATGAGTTGCAGGATTATTTCACCTATGATGTTCCGGGTGCTAAGTTCACTCCTGCGTTCAAGAACAAGTACTGGGATGGCAAAATCAGATTGTTCAATGCCTTCTCAGGACTTCTTCCTGCGGGACTGATTGAGTATCTTGCTGCATTTTCGCAGCAGCGTGGGTACACAATGGAAGTGGACTCACTTCTAGCAAGCCCCGAAATCAAAATCAACTGTGAGAAGGCCAAAGACTTCATTAAAAGTCTCAAGCCTACCGCAGGAGGTCAACCCCTCGATCCGCATGACCATCAAGTGGATGCGTTCTGTCATGCTATCAACAAGTCTCGTTGTGTACTCTTGTCACCAACTGCGAGCGGAAAGAGTCTGATCATCTACAGTTTATGTCGGTACTATCAAAATGTAATCAATCAGTCAAGGAAGATATTGATCGTTGTTCCGACTATCTCGCTTGTCGCACAGATGTATGCTGACTTCGATGATTATTCAAAGAACTCAGGGTGGGTAACTCACAAGAACTGTCACAAGATTCATGGTGGGACGGCTAAACTCACAGATCGTCAGATAGTCATCTCTACATGGCAGTCAATTCACAAAATGCCACGGGCTTGGTTCGACAATTTTGAGGTAGTCATAGGTGACGAAGCCCACCTTTTCAAGTCACAGTCTCTGACAACCATCATGAACAAGTTAGTGGACTGTCCGTACCGTATTGCTCTTACAGGTACACTTGATGGAACAAAGATTCACAAGTTGTGTATTGAAGGTTTGTTTGGACCCGTCAACAAAGTCGTATCTACAAAGCAACTCATGGAAAGAGAATTGTTGACGGCACTAAAGATCGAATGCATACTGTTCAAGTATCCGCAAGAGATTCGTGAAGCCTTACGAGGTCTTGACTATCAGCACGAAATCGATTGGATCGTCAACTGCGAAAAGCGTAATTTCATGATCTCCCAACTAGCAACATCAGTCAAGGGCAACACTCTTGTTCTGTTTCAGTATGTTGAGAAGCACGGCAAACCCTTGTATGAGATGATTCGCAAGATGGCACCGACTGAGATAGAGAACCGCAAGGTGTTCTTTGTAGCAGGCGAAACAGATGTTGATGATCGTGAAGAGATTCGACACATCGTGGAGAAGGAAGATAATGCAATTATCGTTGCTTCGTATGGCACATTCTCTACAGGGATCAATATCAAGTCTCTGAAAAATCTGATCTTTGCTAGCCCATCGAAAAGCAGAATTCGGATTCTTCAGAGTATTGGCAGACAACTTCGTAAGTCAGAGAACAAAGACATTGCAAAATTGTATGACATAGCAGATGATCTTCATTGGGAAGATGAAGTCAACTACACTTTCAAGCACTTCCTGTCACGAATGAAGTTGTATGACGAAGAAGGATTTCCATACAAGATTGTTAAGTTGCCTGTTTATGGGAAGGTGAAAACATGATGTACCCCATCAGAGTAGTGCGCCTAGCAAGCAACGAAACCATCATCTGTGGTATTGCAAAGGCGGGGTCCGTATATCAACTTGAGAGACCCATGTCGGTCTCATTCGTCGCACCTTTATCTAAGACAGGTAAGCCAGGTGAACCGATGATGTTTCTCAGACCTTGGATTGAATTCTCAAAGGATGAGATGTTCATTGTTCCCGAGCATGTAGTGGTCTGTGTTTCGAATCCATACAATGACATTCTCAAGGACTATAATGAAGCCAAGATCAAGTTTGATCTCTTCAATGCCAACGAAGACCTTGAGGATGCAAAAGACGATTTCTTTGATGACGAGGAAGATGATGGCGAAGAACTCGCCTAGTACTATAGGTACTCTAGTACTCTATATCTTACTCAATAGGGTAATATAGTACTCTAGTAACTTAAGTACTCTGGTTCCTTGTTACCCAAGGATATGTAGTAGCGAAAAACAGTACTCTATGTTCTGGTCAACCAATTCCTAAAGATTTTTCTCAACATTGAAACTACACCCTTTACAAAGTGGATTTTGGGGTTAAACTACCACCAATAACAACATGACCAAACGGAAAAAACAAAACCATTATATCGATAACCAGAGGTTCCTTGAGGAACTTATTGAGTACAAGAAAGTCCATCAGATAGCCAAGAAGGCAGGCGAGAAACCACCTGGCGTTTCTAACTATATTGGTCAATGTTTTCTTGACATTGCTAACAACCTAGCGAAGAAACCCAACTT